GGCTCCCAAGGAGTTATGTCCAAGGCACTTCACTGTAGGGCACGCACTTAAGCGAGATTCCGTTACAGAATAGAGCGGCAGAATACAGAGGGAAAATTGATAGAATATATAGATAAAACTCAGTAAAATGGCGATCTTTAAAATTAATGGCGATAAAATAAAACTTATAAATAGTGATAATCGATAGAACATATTTATACACGGAGCTGGTTTGCGTAAGCAGAAGCACCGTATGCTTTGTTTTGTCGTTCCTGCTTCATGAGCAGGTCTTTCTCTTGCATTTTGACGGCAAGAGCACGGTCCAATGCAGCTTGTTCACCTGCGAAAGCATTGCCGGTTTTCTGCATACCTTTCTGGGTGGAGTTGTTCATGGCGGTTGTGGCGATTGCTCCGATCATGCTGAAGAGGCCGCTGGCGGCGGTACCTCCTCCTTGTGCGGCTCCAGCAATGATAGCTGGGTTGCGTGCTTGCATTGCGGGAATTGGATCAGGAGAGTGTGCTGGCCATGAAGTATGGTCCATTGTTTCATTTTCCCAGTCGACGGTGTACCAGTGATTCATTGGTGTTTCGGATGGTGAGAGATTGAAAGTGGATGTCAAGCTGTTGTTAGCAAAGAGTCCAAAAACGCGGTTGTTGATCTTGTTGTGACGCATGAAGCGTTCACTAGTTTCATAATCGAGATGGATTGTTGCTGGCATTGGGCGATTGCTGTCAGCCCAGGCTGTGGCTGCGGGGACATTCAAGGTAGCACATTTGTCGCGAGACAAAGTGATGGTAACTTGCCTGTCCGTCCAGCCCTCAGTGGGGAGCGAATCGACGGATGGAAATTCAGTGGGCATGGTGCCCAAGCGAGTCCAGTTCCACAAGGCTGCTTCGGTGTCATGGAGAAGATGAGGGGTTGCAGTTCTGACAAAGCAACCGAATTGGTTCATGATGACTGTTGCGACAGAGCGACCTCCGCTATCGCCAAGAGACCACGCAAAGGATAAAATCCCAGCGTTGTCTCTAAACCAAGAGCGTAAGTATCGTTGGTAAGCAATTTCTTCAGCAGAAAGTGGATAAGTGTGACCTTTTATACCGGCAGTCGTGCCAGGGAGCGGATTGTTGGGGCTCCAAAACCTGAGGAGTGCATAACCATTCGGAATGTTGACACCAGTTCCTTTGTCCACGTAAGCTACGAGTGCGCCATTAGTGGTGAAAGGGGAATTGATGTCAGCTTCAAAAGCGGTTAAAACACCGTTAGACAATGTTGATGACGTGTATTTCAGTTTGCCCTTGTAGTCGAAGGGGCCGATCTTGACAGCCCTGTGTTGCCTGATTTCACCTGGGACGATGTCGGGAGTGGTGATGATGACTATGTCAGGTGTGGCCTGCAGAGTTTGAAGTTCGTCTTTCATACCCCAACCGTAAACATCAGTGCTTGGAGCTTTATCGAACTCTTGATCAATAGCTGCGGCTTTGAGTCCGGAGTTGACTGTGTCAACACCTAAATTGCGATTGAATTCGATACCAGTGTACATCATTTCAAGGTCATGTTCTTCAGTTTCGTGGATGAAATTGGTGGCAGCGTTGATGAGGATTTCATTCTGGCCAGCGACAATGTTGTCAAAGTCGTCTTCCACATTTCCTGGTCCAAGTGTCCATTGTGGATCACTCTTTCCAACACGGCAAGAGCCTTTCCATGCGGTGTCGATGTTGCGCGGTCTGAAGCCAGAGGGATTGTCTTCTGGCCATCGAGGATCGTTGACTTGCAATTCTCCACCGGAGTAGAAAACTGGGGTCTTGAGCGCGTAATCAGCAGGGTCAAGGTTTGGATCACCAGTCGGAAGCATGTTATACAGTTCGCCAGTCGGCGTGATTGTGAACATAGTCGTGGAAATTGGTTGTGATTCAGGGTATTCCGAAGCAAGCATACGAAACCCATCAACAACAGGTCTGAACGTGAATCCTGGGGGCGTGGGAGCTGTAGCTCCACCACCACCAGAGTTCAGTTTGTCAAGTTCAGGCATGCTGTAACGAGCATCTTCGCTTAAACGGACTTCTACACGCAGTGGGATGGTTAGCGCGGATCCGTAAGCATTCTGAATTGGTGTTCGGGATACGATGACAAGTCGGCCAAAATCTTTGGAACCTGCAGTGTCACGGTCAATGGCGACGAGTTCGTCCATGGTTGTAAGTGGACATTGAATAGAATAAGTCTGTTTGTCGTCCATGCCAATGATAATGTGATTGTACATTTGAAGGTGGTCATGAGTCAGTGAGGCTGGTCGTGCGCCTGTTGGGATGTGATAAATGCCAATTTGTCCAAATACAGGAGCTGGTGCAGCCTGATTGATCTGAAATTCGATGAATCCTGGATGGAATCGTTTATGGATTTTGGCGAACCATGCGGTGAAAGGTCCAACACAGTTTGTGTCAAAAGGGTTCAATGCTTGCTGGAACAATGTGGTACCAGCGGCAGTGGAAGTGCCAATCGATAATTCCCTCAACAAACGGTAGTTGTACATCTGATGGATTGCGCCGTCAGAAAATCCTGCGAATTGTGCGAGTGCGGAGACGTATCCAACTCCCCCCATGAGAGGAGTGGAAGCTTGATCTTTCACTTGAGTGGGTGGTACAACAATGGAGCTCGCTGGTGCGGCCATCTCCGTGCCTAGTTGTAATTCTGTGGCCGAGACGATGGCTGACGCGGCGGTAACTGTTCCGACGCCAGCGCTGGTTTCAGTCGGTGGTGCGGCGTCCATGTTGTTCGCGAAATGCGTGCTTGCACCCATCCATTGGGCCCAGTTCTGATAGTCATTGCAACTCGTTAGAGAGCTCGGATCATTCTGGAACAAACGAATGCATGAAGCAACCGGTTCTTTGAAGTGAGATGGTGTTACGTCTGCGATGCGTTCCAAATACGAAGTCCATTTTGGAGTGTCGATGGCTTTGTGTTGCCGTTGTAGCATGCCAACAAAACTCCAGAACGAAGACGTCTTTGGGAACGGGATCGTGGTGTTCGGTTTTTGGTTGTGTGTTTTTACTGTGACGAGATCTGTGTCCAGTAATTTTTCTGAGAGGAGTCCGATGGTTTGGACATCCTCGTTCGCTGCAAGTTCAGCGAAGGTCGTAAATGAAGCAATGTGCTTGTTGAGCGCAGTGCGTATTTCGGCCATTATCTTGCGTTGTGAATTTGCGTGGTATTGCTCGAGAGGTTTCTTGAAAACTTTGTTCGTTGCAAAACTTTGTAAATTGACTACCTGGATGAATTCGGCAGGTTTCCGTTGTCCTTGAATGGCCAACATCCTGTCACGCTCAGCCTCTTCAAACGAAGGGAGCGTGGGCAACTTGAGTTTGCGTTGCTCAGCCCAGCGCCTCAAGGAGTGACAAAAGTCGGAATACATCTGACGCCCGTATGATACGAGTTCCAGATGTGCCCCGTACAGTTGCACACTCAAATCAGCATCTGAGTCTAAGGTTGTCCATTGAAGGGCCCCGGATAC